TAACAGCACCATCTAAATAATATGTTACACCAGAAGTTAAATACTGATCTTTACTGGTTGTAGTAGAAAATATTAAAGGATGATTATTGTTTGAAGCGTTACTTTGTTCAAAACGTAAAGATGCATCAGGAACCCAATCTATTGTTCCTGGTCCTGTAGAATTTCTTAGGCCATCTAGATAGAATACATTACCTGTACCTCCACCATAAAGATTACCACTTGCTACGGTGACTGTATATGATTTATCCGCCATAGGAGTCTACCTCCTACTAGCCCGATATTCTTAATATCGCTGCTGTTGATGTTGGGGCTGGAAATTGAATTGTAAACGTACCAGAAGTTGCAGTTTTATCTGCTCCAAAATTTAAAATACAAACTGCATCAGTAGTACTAGACCCTGAACCTGCTGTTGTATTATAAATTAAAGCTCCTCTAGCTGTTAATGTAACTCCAGTAAAAGATCTATCATTGAAATCACATCTTGCGACACCTGCAGTCAGAGAAGTTCCTAAATTAACTAGAGCTCCTCCACCGGCTGTGTATTGTCCAGTGTTTGATACTTCTCCCGCTGTAATATAATTTGATGTTGCTGAAGTTAAAGTTGCTGTAGAAATATAAAGAGCTATTTTAAAAGTGTCACCACCTGTTTGTTTAAAACTCATAGCTCCATCTAATAATTCTTTTTTAAATGAGTTTGCTATTGCTTGTGTTATTGCCATAAAATTTTTCTCCTATTGTTTTCCTATTCGAGGAACACCTGCTTGGTATTCATCCCGTCTTCGTCTTCCCATTTGTTCAATTGAGAATCCTTTAACAGCTTCAACATATTTTTTATCATATTGCTGTAACATGTCAATAGGTCCTTTTAAGAAACCGTAAGCCTCAACTAGGCAGGCATATAATAAGCCATTGGGAAATTGTAAACTTAAATATGTAGTTGTATTAGTAGCCGATAATCCAGTAGGTTTCAAGATATAATTTAACTGAATTGTGTAAGTAGCATTAGGTGTAGGAGCAAAAACTAAAGTGCCCTCATCCCAGTAACCATAGTACTTAGGAACCCCTGTGGAGCCCGTAGGGTTGAATTCAGCCATAAAGTTAGTGTCTCGGTACTGTAAAAAATCTCTGTTGTCTGTTGCGGCTGTACCATCAGAGTCCACAATTTGAGCTGATCTAACTACCAATAAATTGTCGGGAGTATCTATAAATCTAGTATTTAAAACTAACGAAGCTGTTGCATATCTTCTATTATTATCTGAATCTACTTCTCTTAAAATTCTAAATTCAGCATCACTTATAAAACCATCTATAATAGTAGAAGTTAAAACATTCGAATCTACTTCTGTATAATCTCTAATTTTTTGTACTAATTCTGCGTATGTCATTTATTAAGCTCTCCCATCCGTTATATTAACATTTAAAGGACCGGCAATACAACCATTTCCTCCACCTGGGCCATAGCCATCTACTAAAAAAGTACCTGGACTTGTAGCAGGTAAATTATAGCCGTTTTGATTAGTGACTGTTGAGGGCTGACCTCCACTTGGAGAAGTTGTGGTATTTAAAGAAACAACATTTCTTGTTCCAAAAATATTTGCTCCCGCATCGTGATCGCTTGCAATAGTGTTTTTAGGAGTCTGTCCTCTAAACGGTGCATTAGTTCCTCTAACTAAACCCGATAAAGTTTTTGTTCCAGAATTATAAGCTGCATATTGTATAATTTCATTTTCATATAGTCCACTTATAGAATTAATTTTTTCAATCATTATAAAGCCTCCAGTAGAAATAAAACCAAGGTTATCTGTAACAGTCAAAGTTTGAGTCGTAGCATTTATATCCGTTGCTAATGTTGTAGATAATTCTAATTCTTGAATACTTCTTTCAAGAGCAGTTGTAAGGGATAATAAAGGTTGTTGAATACTCATTAATCTTACTGCATCATTTATTTTTATTCCACTATTAGGTTGATCAATAACATAAGTTGTAAAAGTACCACCGCTTCCAGTGGTGATAGGGTTGACTACTAAAAAATCTCCTGTAGGTAGTTCTAATCTGTCTGGTCTTGGATGCATTAATCCTTGTGGATCAGCAGTAAAAGGTTTTGGTTCTAATTGAGGTTGTTTAGGTTCGTATTCAGAAGTATGAACTCTAGATCCATTCCATTCTCTAACCATTTCAGTATAGGGAAATTGCAAACCACTTCGGTCTGAAATAAATAATGCATGTTTTCCTCTAGCTGTGTTGCTCATAATTAGATACTTGGAAAGTAAGTTTTAGGTGAAATATATACACTAGCAGATGAACCATCATCTTCTAAAGCTCTTTTTAATTCATCCTCATATATTAATTTACATTCTTGAATTCTTGGTTGTGCATATTTCATAGCTAAATAATAAGTTAAACCTGCAACCATACAAGGAACAAATCTAAAAGGAACATTTGTTGCATTAGTGTAAGCACCTGCATCTTGAATTCTTTTTTCATAATAAAAATTTATAAAAGCTCCATTTTGAGTAGCACTTGGAGTTAAATATATAGTTATTAAAATATGGTCTATGAGTCTTTGAACAAAATATTGAGAGGGTTGTCCAGTTGCAGTTTTATTAGATAGAGCTTGATATTGAGATCTATTTATTTTCTCTAAAGGAGAATCAACAGTAGAAGCGTTTCTAAAAGAAGCCTCTAAAATATCAGAAGCTTGATTTACGAAATTTGTTATACTAGCTGCATCTGAGTGAATCGCTGCAGTAGTTCCATTTACTCCTCTTATTACTCCAGTGAGCTCTAAACTGTCAAATCCAGTATAAGAAATATTTTCTGAATCAACATTAATTGTTCCTGAATTAGGCATATTAACTTTTGATGCAATAGTTATTCCAGTTGTAGCGGTTGTAGAAGTAATAGCAGCAGTTAAAGTCGAAGTAACTCCATTTGAATTACCGTCTGCAGTGGATCTAAAAATTTTATATTCTTTTTGATTAGTTGCTAAAGTAATATTTGTATTAGCTACTTCCCAAAAATGAAGACCTCTATTTCCCCATTCAGAAAATAAAATATTTAAAGAACGTCTAGCGGTTTTTAAATTATAACCGCTCATATCAAATTGGCCTAGTCTATTGTACGACTCTTCAATTATCTCATCGATCGAAAACGTTTTGTCAAATGTTGTAGTGCCTGAAGTAACATTGGCCATTAGTTATCCTATGTAAAGGTTATAGTAACACCAGGTGTGTTTGTTAAGTCTAAATAAACACCTTCTTTAAATAAAATACCCGAACCAGGACACAGAATATTTAATCCTTCTGTTGCAAATTTATAAGTAGCAATTACAGCTCCCGCTGCTCCACCACTTTTTAAAACGACACTAGCACTAGCAACACCTTCTGCTTGAATAGAAGTTACTCTAGCTCTTTGTGTTACAGGAACCATTTGTGCGTCTGCTGCAGCGTGTGCTACTGATTGGTCACTTGAAAATGAACTCATATTTTTTCTCCTTAAAATTTATATGTGGGGCCGAAGCCCCACACTAATTATTTATTACGTATCACTAAATGGTGTACTAATAGCACCTGATCCTAAGATCAAAGTATTATGCACCAGATATTGAGCAGATTCTAAAGCTGTAATTTGAATTACAGACCCAACGATCCCACCAGTTGTTGTTCCATTCATAGAAAGAACATCATTTGCTGCTGCTGGAAAGAAAGCTTTTTTAGCTCCATCATCTACTGCAATCATAGCTGCGCCTGTGAACTTATCAATACCATCTGTTTGAATTTGAACATCAGTTGCTAGTGTGTCTATGTAAAACATAAATGTAGCACCAAGATTATTTGGATTGTTGTAGTCAGTTGATCCTGCTACAGCAGAGTTAGCATTCGCATTAATACTTGGTAAAGTATAAATACCGTCTGCGTCTTGCGAAATTAAAATTCTTCCAGCGTGAGCATTAACCGTTAAAGGTAAACCTGCTGTACCTAAGCCAGTAGAATTAATTGTTTTTGTTGCTCCGGGGCCTGTAGTTATAAAGCCATTTTTTGAAATGACTGGTCCCGAAAATGTAGTATTTGCCATGTTATTATCCTCCTAGTTATTTGAATACCGTCTCTAGGCCGTCGACTATACGCGTCGATATCCAGTTTAATGTATAGTGATTTATTTATAACTTATTTTTAGACAGAGTGCAAGAGATCCCGTTGTGTGGAGTGGAATTTTCCAACGATGTAGCTTTTGTTTAAGTAGCTACAGAAACTTCTGGAGCAGCGCCTTCAACGCTATTTTGTAAGTGAGCTAGTCTAGCTTCTTCTAGCTTAATATCAGTAATGACCTGTTTAACTTTGTCATCAATTCTGACCATATTAAGAGTGTATCTGTTATTATCCAGATGCTCCTGCTCCCACTTCAACTCCAAGGACCTTTTTTGTTTGTATAGGTCTTGTATCATTTATAACCTCTTCAAAAGTTATTCTATTAATCTTGTTAGTGTAATTATTTCCAAGATCTTCCCACACTATACTATTATCTCCTAATTTGTCAAGGATAGCATTTTCAACAGCTTCAGCGTTATCCTCAGCTATTAATTCAAATTTAGCATGGTGATTATGAGCAAAAATGTTGATGAGAAGTTTTTTCATAGTTTTTTCTTTCTATTTTGTAATTGAGGCGAGATTGTGTCTCGCCTCAAAAATATTAGTATTATGCTCCTGGAGAACCGTAGATTCCTCTGAAGTCAGAAACACCAAATTGGTATCTCTCTCTTGCTTTGAATCTCAAGTTACCAGTATCGAAGTCACCTTCCATAGCAGTTTTGATTGGTGTTCTAACGAAATGTTTCATTCCGTTTGGAACATCAGTGATAAGGAAGAATGCATTAGGATCAGTTAAGAAATTGTTCACTCTGTAACCTTGAGGAACCATTCCCATTGATCTGATTGCATTGATATCGTTATCAGCAGTTTGAACTCTGCCTTCTGATTTCATCAATCTCTCAGCTTGGAATTGTAGCGCAGAAGGGACAATCATTTTTGTCGCTTTCGCTGCAATTTTTAAACCTCTTTCATCAGTGAAAGCCGCGATGTCGATCAACGACTGCTCTAATGAAGTTTCGTTTAAGTCAGCTGCTGTAGTAAGAGTGTTTGACACAACACCAGCAATAGTAGGGTGATTAGTTGCAAATAAATTGCTTCCATCCCCAGAAGTGAAACCACCTCCAAAACCATTAACCAAAGGGTTAACCGCTTTAACTTGCTTAGTGTTAGACATACTTCTTGCTAACGCTTTTGTATATCTGCTTGACAGTCTGTCATACAGGTTATCTTCTACCGCTTCCTCAGTAATTG